TGCTTGATGAGTTTCCTCTGGGATAAATACACATGGGTTCATACAACCCTCTAAGGGTTTAATTACCCATGTTTAACATTAATTTAACAAATATAGCGAGCAGACCTTGACAAGTTACGGATTGGCTGTTACTATATATATATAGGAAACAACATGAATCAGGCAGAAGCCATAACCATCGGCCCTAAGTCAGATAAGCAGCGTGAATTTGTTACAAGCGACGCCACAATCACTGTCTTCGGTGGCGCTGCTGGGGCAGGTAAATCATACCTCGGAGTTATGGATATGCTACGGCATGTTCACCTTAAAAAATTCCGTGGTCTGATTACTCGTCGAACAACACCTCAGCTCAAGGGGCCGGGTGGCATTCTCGATAATGCTTCTGACCTCTATCAGCAATTCGATCCGGGCGTTAAGTGGAAAGACAAGGATGGTTATTTCTTGTTTACATCCGGCGCTCGCATCTATCTTCGACACTTCGAAAACCTAGCCGCTAAAGACAACTTCCAAGGTAGTGAGATTAATTATTTCCTTGTGGACGAAGGGCAGCAGTTTGAAGAGGCCATGGTCGTGTACTTGATGTCTCGTATGCGAAATCCAAAGTGCCCCGAAGTTTCCCCGCACATGAAGATCACCTGCAACCCGGATTATAATAGTTTTCTCCGCACTTGGATTGAATGGTATTTAGATACCGAGACTGGCATCCCGATTCCAGAACGCTCTGGCGTTCTACGGTGGTTTGTCACGCAGGACGGCAAGAAGATTTTTGCAGACTCTAAAGAAGAACTTCTTGAGCGGTATGGCAAGGATTGCTTCCCCCTGAGTCTGCGGTTTATCAGTGCTAATGTATACGACAACCCAGTCCTCATGGAGAAAAACCCTGAGTATGTGGCTATGTTGGAATCCCTTGGTCGTGTTGAGAAGGCTCGCCTTCTCCACGGCTCTTGGTATGCTCGCGCAGAGAGTTCCGGCTACTTCAAGGGGGATTGGGTCGAGGAAGTTGCGCTATGTCCACTGACGAGCATACAGCGCGTTAGAGCATGGGATATAAGCGGTACGCTCCCCTCAGATACAAATCCAAACCCTGACTGGACAGCCGGGGTGTTAATGTCGAAAGACAAATACTCGCTCTATTATATCGAAGATGTGGTTCGTGACCGGCAACGGCATGGCGGCGTTTTCGAAATGATGCTGACAACAGCTAGGCGAGACGGTGCTGAAACTACCATCTTGATTCCATGCGACCCCGGTGCTGCTGGTAAGGCTTATGCTGCTCAGCTTGTACGTGAGCTAGCACAGCACGGGTTTGTTGCACGTATTAAGTCAACTAACAAGTCCAAGGTTACACGCTTTGCACCCTTCGCAGCACTTGCTGAGGCTGGGGGTATTCGGATTGTCCATGGCGACTGGAATGAAGCTTACATCAGTGAGCTGGAACGATTTGATGGCTCCCGTAACATTAAAGACGATTAACACTCGGTCGTCTATAAACTTGTTGAATTCGGTGAACACCCCTCACGAATGTGGCGGACAATACCGAGCGAAGCCCTTGAAGTAAGGGAACGTGTAACGACTATTATGTAGGGGCCAAGTGGCTCCGAAGCGGCAAGCCCGCCTAGGCGGTGAAGATATAGTCTACTCTGCATGGTAACATGCAGCACTCAAATTTATAGGAGAATTTCTATGACACAGTATACAACAAACGCTGGCAATGAGCTAACCATCTTGAAGCAAGAGGGTAAGCAATGCCTGATCCAGTTTACAAACACTGGGTACATCCGAACAGCCAATATAGATAATATCCGTGCTGGCAAGGTTAGGGATGTGTTTGAAGTTTCCGTTTACGGCATTGGCTTCTACGGGGAATTTACAAAAACTCCCTACTGGAAACAAGCTAAACAGCTCTGGCAGAATATGCTAAAGCGTTGCTACTGCGAGAAAGACTTGAAGGGGTACTACGGAAAGGCCACCGTTGCCAGAGATTGGCATTGCTTTTCTACATTCCTTACTGACCTCCCAAAACTCAAGAACTTTGATTTATGGTTGCATGGTCAACGAACTTCTAGCTTGAAGTATAATCTGGATAAAGACCTTGTGGTTGCTGGTTGTAAAACCTACAGCAAAGAGACTTGTCAGTTTATAACAGAGTACGAGAATAAGTCTGCAGGCGCAAGAAACGGAAAACCGTATACGCTAAAGAAACGAGTGGCTAAGGGATAACGACCCTTAGTTAATATTATGCAAGTCGATGCCACGTCTGACGCCTTCATGCACTTGGCGTCCAATATTCATATCCCAGATTTCTTACCTCCTGATATGAAGCAAGCTAACCCATTCGCAATTTACAGATAAGGAGGCGATGCAGTGCCAGATCAAATTGACATTGAAAAAGCAGATACATCTATCCCACGTCTGCGTCTCGGAGAAATGGGCAGCCTTGGGCTTAAACAAGTCAATGGCCGTATTTTAGAAGAGAGTCGCAAAGAACTACGTTACCCCGAAGCAGCCCGCACCTTCCGCCTTATGGCTCAAGATGCAACCGTTTCTGCTGCCTTATCATTGTTTGAGATGATGGTTTCGCAAGTCAATTGGGAAGTGGATGTAGGGACGGCACCAACCGCTGCAATGCAAGCTAAAGGATTATTCCTTAAAGAGTGCATGCAGGATATGGAGCATACGTGGCGAGAGTTTATTAAAGAGGTTACGTCAGAGTTTACCTATGGTTACTCGGTACATGAGAAAGTGTATCGACGCAGATTACATGCCAATGGTAGCCGACATAACGATGGTAAAATTGGCTTCCGTAAGTTGCCAGTTCGTTCCCAAGATACACTAACCGAGTGGGTTTATTCGGCAGATGGGCGTGACCTGATGGGAGTTAAGCAAGACCTGTCATCCGTCGAGAATGGTATCCGCTATTCAAATATGGTTGCAGCACTTAACTCCACGAAGATCATAATCCCACGTAAGAAGTTCTTGCTGTTCCGTGTAGACCCAAAGCGGGATAACCCGGAAGGCCAATCACCTCTTCGTAACTGCTACTTCGCTTGGAAGTACCGCACATTGATCGAAGAGCAGGAAGCAGTTGGTGTAACCCGTGATATGAACGGCATGCCTACACTGTACATCCCGCCTCGGTATATGAGCCAAGACGCAAGTGAGCCTGAGAAAGAAATCTACGCTTACTATCAACGCATTATTCGTAATATCCAGAATAATGAACAGAGCGGTATGATCTTGCCACAAGCATTCGATCCTGAGTCCCGCCAACCACTGTTCAAGTTCGAGCTTACCTCTACACAAGGTAGCAAGATGTACGACACAGATGCAATCATCCGTCGCTGGGATAATAAAATCCTAATGACCTTGTTTGCCGATATGTTGAAGATGGGTCAAGACCAAGTAGGCAGTTACAGCCTAGCTGGTGCTAAGACTAACATTATGTCTCTTGCCATTGAGTCTCGCTTGAAAGAGATTGAAGACGTACTTAACACCGACCTTGTACGTCAACTGTTCGCTTTGAATGGTTATGCCCCAGACGAAGAACTACCATCGTTGGCTTACGGTGAACTTGATCGGATNGACCTCGATGAATACTCCAAAGCTGTACAGCGAATCTTCACGTCAGGTGCTATTGAGTTTGACCGCCCTATTGCGAACCGTATCAGACGCGCCCTAGGCGTCGATGAGAAGAGCGCAGACGCGGAAGTGGACCAAGACATGCTCCCAGCCAGTTCCTCTCGCTCAGGCGACGGGATGGCGACGGCAGGTGAGGGTACTTCGACTTCCCCCGGTGGGAAAGACAGTTCAGCGGCTAACACCGAAAACGCTTAATTAGGAGCCTGTATGTCACAAACAAAAAATACTGCTGGTTTTGCTGAGGCAATGGGTGTGCTGCTTGAGAAGTTCTTCGGAGGCAGTGCATTACCTGCTCCCTCCGTCGAAGTTACTAAGGCACTGGATGACGAAGAGCGTATGGCGCTCTTTGTTGTACTTGCCCCAGACGTTGTAGACCTTCACGGGGATACATACTCTGCAGCCGAAGTTGAAAAGGCATGTAATAACTTTAACAGCTACTGCAACAAAGCAAACATCTTCCACAAAGTTGAAACTGAGTCAGCCAAGATTGTTCAGTCCTTTATCACACCATCTACCTTCGAACTAGACAGTGGTGTTGTTATTCAAAAGGGAACATGGCTACAGTGGTATCACTTCCCGGAAGGCGATGAGGTTAGCGACTCGCTTTGGACAGGAGTTAAATCTGGCGACATCAATGGAGTTTCCATTGGAGCTAAAGCAATGGTGGAGAAACTAGATGAGTGAAGCAAGACGCCGCCTTACCGATATTAAGTTTGAACATGAAGGCGCACACGTTGCCCTCGTAGGCAAACATCAAGGTGGGCCAGCAAATGGCATCACCACACTGGTTTACAAGGCACTGGATGTATCACAGGAGTTAGTTGATAAGGCCGGGGAAGTAACTGTCACCCTGCCGTTCAACGAGTTCCTACGCAAGTTCTTTGGTATGTATTGGGAAGACTCGAATGTACTGGCTCAGGCACTTGGCTTTGAAGCTGAATCTGAACAGCCAGCAGATTACAAAGAATACATTGATTCCAAAGTCGCAGCAATCTCGATTCTCAAGAATGTTTACAAGGCTCAGGATATTCCGAAAGCCCTTGGTGAACTTTCTCCAGAAGAATCTCTTAGCATCTTGATCGCTCAAGAAGTTCTAGAGAAAGCAATGTCCTCGGCTCTGCCAGAGGGCGATATAACTATCACCTCACACTATAACGAGGATGTAAACATGGAAACAATCCAAAAAGCTCTGCACGACGAACTGGTTGCTAAGGCCGTCGCCGTTGCCGAAGATGTACTGAAAGCTCAGTTGCAAGTGCAAACCGATGTACTGAAAGCCGTCCAAGACGAACTGGAAGTTCTGAAAGCATTGCAAGTTGCTGGTGTTGTTAAGTCACGTAAAGAAGCACTGGTTGCCGCTCACGTTGCTGCTGATGAAGTCGAAGACCTATTCAAAGCCGTTGGGGAGCTACCACAAGAAGCATTCGAACTTGTTGTTAAGCAACTAGCTAATAAAGCCGCTCTGGCAGATGCTAGTGACTTGTTCAAAGAGACTGGCGTTCCCGGTGCTGGCGAGCAAGACCCTGTAATCAAGGATGCGGTTGCCGACATTCTTAAAGCAAAATACCCTACTAAGTAATTGGAGATATAGATTATGGCTATCATCGCTACCGATACACAACGCCTAAGCTCATGGTTGAAGCACGAATATGAGCCGTCTAGCGGCGTAACCCGCGAAGTTCTTTCCTACGCTACAGTGGTTGCCACTGCTACCGTAACGGGTTCTGTACTAGACAGCAACGGTGCTCTTGTTGTTACTGCTACCGCTGCTGATGCAAGTTACATCCTCATGGATGACCTGACCTCTGCTGTCGCTGGACAGTTTACACAGGTTCTTGTCCTTGCCCGTGGTATGGCAAAAGTCAACGCTGATAAGATTGTTTTTGGTGTTATTGACGCCCCTGCAACTGTTATTGCGCTTGCGGCTCTAGCTGCCCTGAACATCTACGCCGACGCTGGCTTTTAATTTAAACTGAGGAGAATTTACAATGGCTATCATCCGTAGTTACGTCAATGGTTTCGAGCTATCTGACCTGACCGAAAACTTGCTGCTTGTCCCGAACGTATGGGGCTTGAGCCAACAACTGGGCATCTTCGGAACCGAAGGTGTCTCACAAGAAACAATCACTCTGGAAACCCTGACTAAATCGTTCGGTTTGCTGGAGGACCGCATTCGCGGTCAACGCGCTATGCTCAATGGCGATGACACCCGTAAGCTGCAAAGCTTTGCTATCCCTCACTTTCCGGGCGATGACTACATCACGCCACGCGATCTGATCGGTAAGCGCGCCTACGGCCAAGAAGGTCCAGAGCGTCTTGATCTGGTACGTGCCCGCAAACTAGAACGCATCCGTGCAAGCCACGCTGCCACCCTAGAAGCTGCTCGTATGCACACCATCACCACTGGTACTGCTTACGCTCCAACCGGCACTGTATCATACGATTGGTACGCTGAGTTCGGCCAAACCCGTCAGACCGTTAGCTTTGAATTGGCTACCAGCACCACTGACCTGATCGCCAAGATCGAAGAAGTAGTTGCTACCATCCAAGATAACGCTTTCACCGGTAGCATCAGCGGCGACATCTTTGCTCTTTGCTCACCTGAGTTCTTCTCGGCTCTGATCGCTCACCCATCCCTGAAAGAAGCGTACAAGTACTACGCCTCTACTCCACAGATTCTACGTGAACGCCTGCAAGCCACTGGCTTCGATGCTCGCTACCGTGAATTCTCATTCGGTGGTGTTATGTTCATCGAATACCGTGGTGGTCATCAAGGTGTTGTTGGTGGTGCTATTACCCGTTACATCCCTGCTGGCACCGCGTTCTTCATGCCTCGCAGCAATGGTGACGAGTTCGTAACCTACTTCGCCCCAGCCGATAAGTTCGATCTTGTTGGAACCACTGGCCAAGAAGCTTACGCGTTTGAGTATGCTGATCCGAAGGGTGAGAAAATCACCATCGAAACAGAGACTAACTTCCTGAACATCCTGCGTCGTCCACAGTTGATCGTCAAAGGTACAGTCGCGTAAGTTGGCTCATAAAGGGGAGCCGTTGGCTCCCTTTTCTTTTTGCCATATTTTATTCGAGGCAAGCAAACTATGCCCTACATGAACGATCCAACAAATAACATTGTAGACCGTGTAAGATTGGTGGTAGGTGATATTTGGTCCGACATGGAGCTACTTGCCGATGCCGATTATGAATACTTCCTTAGCAAGTACAATAGCAATGAAAACCGCGCTGCACTAGATGCTGCTCGGGCACTTTTATTTAAGCTGGCTCGGTTAAGCCGAGAACGCACGGGTGATATTGAAGTTTATGGTAGCGAGTGGTTTAAAAACTACAAGTCTGCCCTAGAGCTTATGATTAAAAACCCAGAACTTTCTATCTCTCTTGCAATGCCATACGCTGGTGGTATATCCAAAAGCGATATGGAGCAGAACGATTGCAACACAGATAATGTCACACGCGAAATCTACATTGGGTTTACAGCAGGCAGGAAGCTCTATCAAGAGAATACTCCTGACGTTACATTTGATGCCCCTTTTACATTCTAAGGGGTGACTTATGGCTTCTGTACGACAGTATGATAAGCGTTCCCTGACTTCCCTGATTAAGAGGGTCAGGGGGATAGATGGCACCGTTATATCTACTGGCTTCTTTGCAGAAGACACGTATGGCCCAGAGAATGCAAGTTTACCTGTCGCACAAGTGGCTTGGTATAACGAACGTGGGCTGGGAAACATGGTGCCTTCACGCCCATTTATGACGAAGACTTTTACCGAGGCAATGGAACTTGCGTTCTATGCAAAAGGCGTCAGTTCAGTATTCGAGGATGTCTTACTACAAGGCCGTCTAACAGACCGTAAGTTAAAGGCGCTGGGACTGCACATTGTAGGAGTGATGAAGATGAACATCATAGATTGGAGTTCTCCAGCAAACAGTGAGAGGTGGGCTGCCATTAAGGGCAAAAATGACCCGCTAATCTTCACTGGGAAAATGCTGGCGTCTGTCCGATTTAAATTGGAGAAACCACATGCTTAACCCACCACTCCTACTTGTAGGATCAGCAATGCTCGCGGTAACTCGCACCACATCGCAGACGTATATCGACGGGCGTGTTGTTCCCGGTACATCTAGTGTAGTGCAGGTTAGAGCAAACGTCCAACCCATCTTAAAGTCCACTGACACCTACCTGCTCCCAGCAGCAGATCGCTCCAAGGCAGTAATAAAAGTCTACACTAGCGGTAGTGCCTTGCAGCAACTCAAAGAGGGTGGTAGTGGCTGGTCAGCCGATCAGTTTGTTTGGCAAGGGGAAGTGTACGAGGTAATGAAAGTTATCAATTATGCTATGGGTACGTTGGAACACTATAAAGCCTTGTGCTCAAGAGTGGAGCTAACGTGAACATTTATAAAGACTTAGAAGATAGCTTGTACGCTTACGTCAGTTCCTTATTCCCCGCATGGCGAATAATCTTCCCCTTCCAAAATGGGCCTGAGCCTCAGACACCTTACATGGTGATTGATGTTAAACGCCTTGATGCTGTTGGCCGGGAGCAATCCTCCGGTGGTGTCACGATTGACGAGTTTGGTACAGGCTCTACAACGACGATCCAGCATTATGCTGCTCAGATTCGTTTTGAGTTCGTAGGAAAGAACGATACCAATACGGAAGTTGCAGAGATGGCCCACCAGTTGGAATTGAATCTCCGGACTCCCGAAGGATATGAACTGCAACATCTTCAAAACATTGCCCTGTATTCTTATGCTCCAATTGAAAGATTGGCTTTGAAGCGGGAAACAGATATGTATATGTTCTACCAACTTGATACACAGTTTGGCTATGCTGTTCAGATAATTACTGAGAGCAACTGGATTGCATCGGTTGATAATATTACAGGCACGTATCACAACGCTGGCAGAGAGCCAGACTATACCATAGTTTCGACTATCGAAATTTAATCTCTAGGAGCAAGTATGACTCGTCTAACAGACATCATCACGATTAACATCACACGGGAAACTGCGGCTGTTTCTCAAACTAACTTCAACGTGCCACTGTTCATCGCAGCCTTCACTGACTGGTCTGAACGTGCCCGTGAGTATTCTTCAATCGAAGCCGTTGCTTCTGATTTTAGTACCGTCTCAAATGTTTACACTGCTGCAACCAAGCTATTTGGGCAGCAAATCCGNCCTACTAAGATTGTAATTGGTCGCCGTCAAATCCCTGCTGCTACTGCTGTAATCANNAATGTTGTAGATTCAACCTCTTAC